GTTGCGGTGAGAGCGTTCAACTGCTCACACGTGTCTAAGCACGAAGAAGTTAAACAACAATAGAATTATTCTAAAGTTGACTTCTTATAGGACTCATGATTAAGCAAAGCGAATGTTAACATTGGCGAGACTAATTCTTCATCATGAGTTAAGTCTATGTCATTTTTGATAGTTTCGATATCTTGTATGGATAAATTTAACTTGGCTTCAAGCCATTTTTCATAGGATGAAACACAACAACTATTTATTACATTGATTTGGTCTACCATTGAATATGCAGTATTTTTACCAAACTGTTGCTGTAATAAATACTTATTGTTTTCATATTGAACATTAAACATGGTTTTGAACCATGCTTCATCGAAAGTATTTAATCTGCGTGTAGTTTTTGTCTTACCAGCTAAACTGTAATTGCATTTGATTGAAGTGTGCAATTTGTTATTAAGTTGGGTGAAAATGGGCAAACCATCCATCCAGCGCAGATTTGAAATGTACAAGTTCTCCATAAAGGCTAATTGTTGTACACGAGGCAGGTTGATAATGCTATCAGACCAGGGTGTTAAGTAAATAAATCTATCCAATTTACGAGTTAGTCGATAAACATGACATTGTTCACAAAAGAAAACATTTGTGGAACAATAATCAATATCATCAATGTGATCGCTAATTGAAAGAAATTTAAGAACCATACCTGATCCATGTCGGGTTAATAAGTGACCGAAAAGAGTTTTTGTATCAGCGGCATTGTAATAAGCTATACCAAACGCTTTTCGAATCGCATTTTTGTCGAAACCTGTTGGCAGTGCATCAACACTGTCGTCACCTTTGGCAGATAAGTCGTACTCATCTTTACCAAGGCCTAATAAAACTTCAATAACGTAACGTTGAATGATTGCCGTCAATAAGGTATTGAAGAAAGTAGTATCACTACTACCAGAAAACACTTTGCCAATTAGAGAAGCAAAGCCAAAAGAGCTACACGTTTTATCCTCAAAATATTCAGCTATAATTTTAGTAATATAAGGTTGGGAGTGTAATACCCATAAATCATAAGAAACATGCGTAACATAAGGTGCTACCATCTCATATATAACATGTCCTAACATCTCTTTTAAATATTGCACAACAGACCGATCCATACCAGAAATATCACTTTGCACTATTGTGCTCAGGTCTCTGTCGTGCCATTGGGTAAACTGCTTACCCATATCTTCCCAAGTTTTGCCACCACCATACCCCTTAAATTTTTTGAAATATTGTTCTAAAGAATATACAACGGGCCCCATCACATATTTGTGTTCTGCACACAATGCAGAAATGGCGCGGTTCTTGGGAAACTCACCACCTTCAACCATTTGTTTTTCAGATTTACAGAACATGGATGCATATCGCGTGCCTAATCTTGTTAGGTCGATACCATCCATTTCATCTTGTTGGATCGAAGTAAGGTGATTATACCAAACATCTTGGCTATAATGAAAATCAGCCAATATCTCACGTATCTCAGGCAGTATAACATCCTGAATATATACATTGAGTTTAGTTAAGAAACTAATGTTTGGGCCAGGCGTAGAAGTGCACTGGCGTTTAACTGCAGCATATAAATTTGCTTTGCAGTTTTCATAATATACAATTTTAGGTGCTGTAGATAACGTTGGTAATATTTGTATCAAAGCAGACACCTCTTCCCGCTGACAAGCTAAAGAATTAATAAATTCTTTGGTAGGGTAACGTGGTACTGTGAAATTCCACGTAACATCAGGAGAAACTAGACCATTGAGTCCTTCATAATGGTCTAGTGTAAGACAGGTTTTGTTAACACGACCAAAGTAGAACCACCTGTCAGGTCTACTTGGAAAACATTTTGTGTTTCACAAACTGCCCGCAAAGGCAGTGGCAGGACTACTATTAAATTGTAGCTCGTTAACGTCAACTTTACCTGCATTGCAACCACAGAAGTTGCGTTGGGTTAAATACATACCCAGGGCGGTGAATACACCGTAATTTTTGGCGGCCAGAAAAAAATTGGTATATGGCCGCATACGGTTGTTAATGGCAGCTTCCATGAAACCACCAGTCGCGCTGGCAAGCAAAGTTGCTTGCCCAGCATTAATCGCTAGGAAGTTGCGAAAGCAGTATACAGTTACTGCTAAGGTTTGAGATGGCGTTACAGCGCCTAATGAGCTTGTCAACAATGTAGCTTGCACTGCAGTTAAACAAGCTTGCACAGATTTTTGCTTTGAAATCTTTGATAGTATGGAGTTAATAATTCTTGCCGGTACTATAAAAGGTTCACGATCAATTGTAAAATAATAAGCGCCTGTGTTTTTTGAGTCAACAACAGTTACTGTGCTATTAACCTCATTACTAATTTTATAGTAGGTTATATTCTTCTTTGTGGCAGTGTCATATTCCATAATCGCATCATGGGTGACTTCCTTGCCATTTGGGGTAAGTGTAGGCTTGTAAACAATATGTTCAGCCTCTTTCTTACTATTTTTTTCAACCGAATCTTTGGATAGTTCGGCAATATTCGCATCGATCACTTTTGCGTCAAAACCCTCATTGCTAATAGGGTGTACAACTTCATAACCTTTGCCAATTAACTGTTTGTTGTCTTGATTATATTTTAATAACAAGTCAACTGACAAACGATATGAAGTTTTAACCTTACCTTCGAAAAGGATGTTGACAGCTTCAACGTGACCTAGCAACTTGCAGTCATCAGCACAATCCACGTGATTGTAGTTGACGCAAGTTTTATATGGGCAATCAAAATTAAATTGAGGATGGCCCGCCATTTGTGCACGTTTGTCTTTACTTGTTTCTTTAAGTGGGTGTATATGTATATATGGCCCGGTACAATGCGTGCAAATATGCTGATGAACATTTTCGTCAGCATTTTGATCCAACACCTGCATATATTCTAGGATGTCGGATATAGTGTAATTAACAGAACGTGTTTTGTTGTAATTTTTAAGTTTATTAGCATCGAAAGGTTGTGTGCTACGTTCTGGAATGACCTTGCCTAAATAATTAGCCTCGGCTAATGGTAAGTCGTCATCACTGCCACCCAAATATAGATTGGCACCTTGTTTATAAACAAACGGTGCTAACTTGGTGGCTGTACCTCGTTTGAGAGTGGCTCTGGCAATAATTGTTGCAAAAGAACCCATGCTATCTCTGTGCAGCACTTCAAATGAATAGCCGTAACAATTGGCCTTGTTGTTATCATACAAGCTATTGAGCATGTCGTCATGTATATAATGCCGTTCCAAATCAGTGCTGTCCGTATTAGGGGAAAACACAATTTGACCCGGTATTCTATGCCATGAGCCTTGGTCGTGGTTTTGACCATTGCTAGTAACAACTATGCGACCACCAATATAGTCGCGATTAAACACCTTCATTACAACAAGAATAGGTGTTTCTGGATACCACTTTGCCAAGTCAGTAAATACGTGAGCTTGGTAGACGTCATTTAAGAAAAAATAATGAGCGTTTGACATACAAAAGCACTTGTCGAATGAATGTTTACAGGCAGTGGCATTACCTGGGCGTGCTTTGTATTTATGGTAATCTTTACCAGCAACGAGTGTTATGTTTCGTTGCTTTATCATGAGTGCTTGTCTATCAGCATCTTTCATGACTACAATCGGGCGGTGTATGTGGACGGAACAGGCAGGCAATAATTTCACTGTTCTAGCGATACCAAATACATCCTTGATTAATGCCGATGCAAATTTACGGTTAATATAAGCGTAATGTGCATCACGATAAGCCGCGCAGTAACGGTGTGGGTTTGCATTAAATTTTCCAGAAACGACTTGATTTACATGCTCTGCAACATCACCTGATTGTTCCAACCCATCTATGTTTTTTAAGGGTGATGGAACAATGGCGCTTTGCAGCATGTTGACATCGAGGAATCTTTCATCACTAATGTCATCAAATCGGTTAGGTCGGTAAACAGGCTCGCTGACCTGTTTCTCAACCAATACCTTGGAAGGCATGGAAACTTTATTGGAAACCACATCATCATTGTGTGGTTGCTCACGTACTAACCCTTCACAAGGGGCTAATACGTCTATTGGGAACTCAAAAGGCTCCACATCAGGTTGGGCATCAACAGGGTTATCTATAACTAAGTTACCTATGCCTTCGGAAAATGAACCGGCATCAAAAGCAACATCATTGGAAATAACACTATCATTTTCCTCCTGAACTAAACCCAAGGGGCGTAGGTTGACATCTTCAAACCTAGCCTCATCGAGCCGCACCTCATTCTGAGCAGGTACGACGGGTTGATAAGCGGCACAACACGAAGGTTGCCAGCTAAAAATACGGGTTAAAAAACCAAACAAAGTTGATTTATTGTTAGTATTC